CATCGTTCGCGATGCACGTCTGCCCTGCGACAAGCTTCGGAGTCTCCCAGCCGGACATATGGCCCGGTCCTGCCACACCCTCGTAAGAGATGCAGTAGCCGCCCTCGATCGCGTCCCACGGAATGAGCGTCCAGCCTCGACGGCGCTTCGCCACCTCAGCAGCCTCCGTGCTGCCGTGCTGATCCACGTTGGACACGCCAGGATCTGCGACGAGCGTGGACAGCCAGGGGAGCCACTCCGTGCCGCGAAACACCCAGCGCGCAGGATGGTGGATGTACCAGAAGGCCGGCTTCGGCTCGAGCCTGACCAGCTCCTTCATCGCTGCCGGACGCTGTGCCGGCTGCGCCGAGTAGTTGCCAGATCCCGCCGTGCCAAATGTCGTCGCCATGTTTGCTCCTTCGTAGAGTGCAGACGCAGAGACGCCCGCGCCAGTAGACTAACCACCAGCGCGGGCGCCTGTAGATCAGCGATTAGAAGTCGCTGAGGATGCCGACGCCCTTCGCGTCATCGATCTCGCCGACGCCCACGAACGCGGAGCCGACGATGATCGTGGAGCCGTTCGACGCGTCACGCTCGAACTCCACGACAACCGGGGACTGCGGCACGGTCGTCGTGGCGCCCATGATGGGAGCCGCAGTGCCAGTGGCGATGCCGATGGCGCCCGGGGCGATCATCATGCCCAGGTAGTCCGCGCCCGCGTTCGCGGTCGGGACGTACGAGGACTTGAAGATATCGACACCGTAGAGCGTGCCGGCGAACCCCTGCCCCTTGGCGAGCAGCATGTCCTGATTGGCCGCGATGTACTGGCCGGGGCCAGTCTCGGAGCGCAGGGAGCTCATCAGGTCGTTGAGCTGCTGAGGATGGAGGATCGCAGTGAACGGCCCGTTTGCGCTCTGGAGCTGCAGCGCGAACATGCCCGAGTAGAACGTGGACACCGAGAGGTCCACGCCCGTCGAGCCGACCGAGGTGGAGAACCCGGAGGACAGCGCGCAGAGCATGGTGGAGGCGCGCTTGAGGTACGCGGCCACCATGTCGGAGGCGAGGTTGTCCACGGTCACGTCGAGCGGGATCCCGGTCGCAGTCAGCTGGGCGAGGTCAGAGATCTGACGACGCAGCGCCTGACGCGCGATCGTGATGTTGGCGTTGGTCGAGGTGAGCGCGGTGTTGGACACCGAGGCGTTCTCGGCCACTGCCGCCATCGCGTCAGCGCCCCAGGACACGACCGGCACCTGCACGACGGTCGAGCCGCTGCCGTTCATGGCGCGGAGCTGGAGAATGGACGGATGATTGACCAGGCTGGCGGTGTCCGTCAGCTTCTGGATCACGGCCTGATTGAGGATCGCGGCCACGCGGGCATTGCCCGACAGGCCACTAAAGTACACTTCGTTTGCCATTGTAGGCTCCGTAGGTCTGTGTGTGGCCGCGCCTATCGCTGGTGACGGGAGTTCGTGCCCGAACGCGGGAGGGCAGCGCCCTCGCCGCTACCCTACCGCTTGACGCGGCAACCTGTCAAGCCGTCTTGAGCGTGGCGTAGATCGCCTCGCGGTGGGCCTTGAACTCGGCAGGCGACAGGCTGGCGATGCGCTCAGCGCTCCACACGGCTGGCTCTGCTGGCGCCTGCGGCACGGTAGCCGTCGAGGTGCGCGGCATCGGCACGGTAGCCGGTGCAGTCTGCGATGGCAGCGTCGGCGCCTGCTGGGGCGCAGGTGCAGCATCCGACAGGTACGCGCGCACCGCCTTCGGCAGGCCGTCCCGATTGGCGAGCCACTCTCCGATCGGAGGACGGCCCTCGGCTGGCAGCTTGCTGTAGGCGTGCTGCACGTAGTCCAGCCCCTCGGAGTCAGTGACGCCTGCAGACATGATCTCGCGCTCGAGGCGCAGCGCCTCGCGCTCGGCCTTGCTCGACGCCTTCGCCTCCTCGTACTGCGACCGCCACTTATCGGCCTGCGCCGCCAGCGGCTCGACCTCGGCCACCTTCGCCTCGAGCTCCTTCACGCGCGCGACGAGCTGACGAATGCGGGCGGCTGCGCCGCTGTCGTCGGCGGCAGGTGCGGGAGTCGTCGTTCCTTCCTCGGTGCTCATGTGCTCTCCTTCTTGCGTTCAATGGCGGCGCGAACTCGCGCCTCCTGTCTCAGGATCTTCCGCGCCCAAGCTCGGCTCGCGTCTCCCCCCCACAGCAGCCACGCGATGTATCCGGCGCTCGGGTAGCCGGGGTTGCCGCGCTTCGCGGCTGGCGCCTCGAGGTCGATCTCGTGCCGCTCAAAGTACGCGACCATGCGCTTGATCGTCTCGAGGCTCAGCTCTCGCCGGTTGCTGAGGTCGCGCGCTCGTGCGACACCTACCGCCGTCCCGCCTCGGTTGTACTCGGTGCGCAGCTCCAGCCCGCGCTTCGCGGCTGCGGCTACCGTCGCAGGCGGGCGTAGGTCGAGCTCGCCACGCTCCTCCGCGCGCCTGAACTCGCGATAGACCGCAGGCTCATTGAGCCTCAGGTAGCGCCGCTGCGCTTCGGAGACGAACGGCACTACTCCTCCTCGGAGGCTTCGCTCTCGACTTCACCAGGCAGCTCGACCTCGGCTTCCACCTCTCGGCCCGTCAGGTAGCCGCGCGCCTCGCGTACGCTCTCGAGCACAGCGCGCAGCATGTCGCGCTGATCGGTCGTGAGCGTACCGTCGAGCATGCCGGCCAGCGCCTCCTCGGACGCGCGGAGCTCGTCCACGGCCTCCTCCATCGCTTCGGCATGCTCAGAGGATACGGGCGGCACGGGTGGCGCCTCCGGCCTTGCTCCTTCTTCTGCCGTTGCAGGCGCCACCTTTCCGCTGAGCTCATCGATCGCCTTGAGTCGCGCCACCGCATCCTGCTCGGACAGCGACCCGAAGAAGCGGAGCGCCTCCACGCGGTCCATGAGGCCCGCCTCCATCATGCTCGTGACGTGTTCACGTCTCGCGGACAGCTCCTCCGGCGAGAGGGGGATCTCTCGGTAGATCACCGAGTACCCGCCCTCGGGGAACTGCGTGCCCATCGCGCGGTTGTAGATGATGGCGCTGAGGCCCACGAGCGCCTCGTCGGCGTACCGGAACTGAGACACGTAGCGGCGCTGTACGACCCGCTTGCCCTCGTTCGACAGACTGATGGCATAGCCGCTCTTGGCCGAGCCGCTCGTGCGCTGGAGCTCGGAGGGCGAGAGGCCGGCATCCGTAGCGAGGCGGTGCGCGATCGCCGCGATCGTGCTCTCGAGCTTCTCCACGTCCGCGCCCGCTTGGAACTGCGCGACCATCGGCTGCGTCGTCTCGCTGACTGGATCAAGCATAAGGATCGTGGTCGGGTCCGTGATCACCTCGGTACGAGCCGAGCGCGTCTGTCCGTCCACCTGCTCGAGGCCCGCCACTCGGACGCCGACCGCGTATCTTTGCGGGAAGGATGCATCGCGGAGGGTATGTGAGAGGAAGCTGTAGAACACCGACAGGTTGAGCGAGCCTTCGTACAGTTCCAGCCCGTTGTACGCGTCAAACAGCCGATCGCCGTACAGGCTGGCATGGTACAGCACGACCGGCAGGACTGGAGCGCCTGCCTGTCGGCGGTAGGGGTACGCCTCGCCGCTGTAGTCCGCGCCCAGCACCTGCCGCGTGATGTCCTCACCGAACCCGGCGCCATCGGTAGCGATATGCACCTTGTACGTCGGGTACTCGGGATCGCGAATGTCGAACGCGTCCCACGTCCACTGAGGCGTCCCGTTGATCATCCGAGGCCGGAGCTCTGCGAACATCAGCGGCACGGTAGGCCGGCTCGGATCGGCCTCGGCTACCGTCATGTCAGGAGAGACAGGCCGGTACGACAGGCGCCCGTCCTCGACCTCGACGCGCATCCACATCTCGCGGAGCGCGATGGTCATGGACTGGAACCGACTCATCTGCGGCCAGAGGCCCGCGCGGTCCATCAACCCGCCCTCGCCTGTCAGCGCCTCCGCGTTGTCCACGCTGGCATGGTGGCGCACGTCAGGCGGCGCGTCGTACAAGGT